AGGAGCTTGTTGACTTAGTGTATCTACCTGCGTCATATCTTCTTCGCCTTCGGCTTCGCCAAATAGCTGTTCATCTTCTAGATCTGCTTCGTCAGCAATAATCTCGTCTTCAAAATCGGCATCAGCAGCACCGCCAATACCTTCTTCGATTTCTTCTTCAGATTCTTCTAAATCTTCTTCAGCAGCTTCGTCGAACTGACTTAGTTCTTCGTAAATGCTTTTACCCTTGCTAACAAAGTATTGATGTAGCAAATCGCTTGCACGATCGTCTTCCTTGTTAATTAGGGCCTCTAAAACTTGTTCTAATGTATGTTTAGACATTCGGTAATCTCCTTTTTGGCCAAAAGTGGTTTGTCTGTAAGTTATTTACAAACAGGCTATAAAAAAGTATGAGAAATACCGTTAAAAACGCAGTTTTCTGACAGAAAACTCTGATAAGTTTAGAAAATTAAATTGTAGGAGCGGGTCGCTGATATATTTTTTTGTAAAGTTCTTTGCGCTCTTCTACTTCTAATTTTCTAATTTCGCGCATTTTTCTTAGCTTGTTTAAGTGCTCAAGGGTAAGTCTAGGACGGCGTGTGTCCATTTTTTTGGCTTGAGCAAGTTCATTGTCAGCAGGATCTTGTAATCCCGGTTTAACTTCATTAAGTCGCACTTGGTGTTCCTCCTGGTGTTGCACCCGGTGCTGCGCCTAGCGGACTAGCTGCACTTGGTGTTTCTGCTCCAGTTTCAGGAGCTTGTTGACTTAGTGTATCTACCTGCGTCATATCTTCTTCGCTGGGTCGAGTTAAGCCTAGTGAATTCAAATCACCGGATGCCAACGCAGCATCGTCGGTTGTTGTTGAAACAGCACCCTCGGGATTTTCTTCTTGCCACATTGTTTCGTTTTCAACAATTTCAGCATCAGTTAAGCCCAAGTATTTCTTCAGGGTAAAGCGTCTTGCTAAGAACGGAACTTCGGCTAGCTGGCTAAACACTGCGGCTCTAGCGTTATTGACTTCGATTTCTCTGTACTCACTGAAGCTCTGTGGTGGTAAGAATGTTAACTTAAATGTACTTGAATCAAGCTCAATGCCTTTCTTTTTCAAGAACATTTTGAATTCTTTATCCAATGGATCTACTAAAAGATTTTGAATTCTTTGGCAATATTTGTTAAAACGATATTCTTGAATAAATGCTGTACCTACGCGGCCATCATTATACACTGCTAATGCGAGCTTTGCGTATTTCCAGTAGGCATATAACTGCTGGGAATACGCAAAGCTCGCATTAGCTTGTTAGTAAAATACTTTAGGTCATCGATTTGACCTAAGTTATCGCCGCCTGGTAATACTTCAACCTTACTGCCTCTACCTTCGGCTGTTTGAGCAAAGAAGTAATCTTCTAATATGCTTAGTGGGTTATAGCTGGCATCCATAATGCTAGAGCCGCCGCCGGTTTTACTAGGAATTCTACGCTGGTGAATTTCGTTTTTAACACGCTCAACAAAGCTCATGGCCATGTTAGCTGGCATGTTACCCACATCAATATAGAATACTCTGCGTTCTGGAGCACGCTGTACACGATAGATAATGATACTATCTTCTAACAAACTCTTTTGCTGATAGACTTTGTAAACGCTTTCTAGCACGCTAGTACCAAATGGATAGGCAATGTCCATGCCTTCACTTAGGCTTAGATGTATTACATGGGTAGCATCAACTCCGGTTTCTTGTTGATTGGCAGCGGCTGCTACATTAGGGCTAGCAAACTGTGTAAATGCAGTTTTGTTAAACTGTGTAGGACCATAAGTTTGATCTGTAGTCAATGGTTGACTAGCTACTTTATTCATAACATCAAGGCTGATGTTTTTGATAATGTATTGCTCTACAATCTTACCTTTGGCTTCATTGATAATAATCTTGCTAACATCGCCTGGATTTACATATAATAATTCGTAGGTTTCTGGGTCACGAATAAAGAACTGATCTCCATACTTAATGGCATTCCGAACCATACGCCATACACGCTTGTTCCACTCGTTGATCATACACCATTGGCGTAGGCTAGCAGTCAATACTTTAACTTCTGCTTCAGTGGGCTCATTAAAGTGTTCTATTGTAAAAGGCAAATTGCTTTCAAAGTCAAACTGTGTGCAGAATTCTGAAATCGTATCTAATGCGCTGTTTACTTCGCTGTCAGCGTCCATAATTTCGTATTGCATATAACGGTCAACACGATTAGGTGCACCAGTATAGACATCTTTTAACCAGCTGCTGAATTTAGTAGAACTACCTGCGTGGGGGCTTTGCTTGGCCTTAGTTGCAGCAACTTCATTAGCAGTCTGTGGAATTTGGAAATGTTTACGCCAACTCATATTTTATCCTGTTATATATTTATTGTCAGCATACGGCTTATTGCGGTGAGTTCATAGCAGTCTGACGAGCGAACCTTGAAGTTTCGGCGCTAATATTAACACCTTTGGCTGTCAACATATTATTGGATACTATTTCATCAATCAAGCTTTCCAAATTGGCATTAACCTTCTTATATTCGATTAGCATCTGATTTTGTTGTCCTTGATCAACTCCCTTGGCTGCAGGAATGGCAGTAATTTTATCAGAATCAGAACTGTCCCAACCACCGAAATTGCCGGCAGTTATATTCTTGTACAATCCGTAAGCGCCGCCTGCGGCAGCTCCTACGCCTGCACCAATTGCTGTTCCTACGCCCGGAACAATAGAACCGAGCATGCCTCCCCAGCCTGCGCCAGCTAGTGCGCTGCTACCAACATCTAATACACCTGCTGTCTTTTTATGACCAGCTTCGTCAGCTTTTGTTGCAGCGTAATCTAATGCCATGCCACCAAACAGAGAACCCATACTAGTTGCTGTGCTTGCACCACCCAATTTGCTACCTAGCTGTTTAGCTTTTCCGCCAGCTGACTTCCAGAAATCTTTACTGAATACATTATATGTAGGTTGACCTCTTGCCTGCCTTAATGCCTCAGCCGCTGACAGATTGGGATTTTGCTTTCTTAATTCCTGAGCCCGAAGAATATCGCCACTAGCTTTAGTTGCAGGTCCAGCTGTTTGAGGCTGCGGCTTTGGTTGTGCAGTTCCTAGTGTTCCAGTACCAGTAGGCAACGCTGGGCCCGGCAACTGTGTTTTTGGCTGAGCAGTTCCTGGTGTCCCGGGAAGTCCTGTGCCAATACCTGGTTTTGGTTCAGTCGGAGCTCCAATTTCCGGAGCTCCGGTTGGTAGACCTGTTGTCGGAACACGGCCAGGTCGACCGCGGCCCTTTTTACCAGGTCTGTCAGGAGTATCAGAACCTGGTCCACCAACAACCCCTCCTGGCGGTCTATTAACAACATGAACATACAATGGTTTATTAAATAATGTTCCAAAACCTGCTGCTATGTCTACTGCTGTTAATTGAGTCTTTGCTTTGGCTTTGTCTTTTAATTGATCTGCTATATCTGCAGGCTTTTTGCCAATATCTTTAGGCCCTAATATTTTGTTAACAACTTCGTTGATTTTTTCTTTAAGTCTAGTTAATAAAGCCGGTAACGAAGTAAAAGCCGTTATTGTTTTATCGAGTCCTTCCTTAAGGAATCCAAATAATCCTATAACTTTCTGTAAAGCTCCTTTGAAGAATAAGAAAGAAGATGACAGCAAAGTAAAGGTCGCAGCAAGGCCAACAATGACACCAATTAGTGTTCCAGCACCCGATGCATCACCAATCCATGATACTAAGTTAGCAATAGGTGTTACAATGGAATTAACTGTGTTAATAAATGCACTAACGCCGCTGATTAACGCATTCCAATTAACTGAATTTAACAACTTTAAGAATGGTATTGTAAATTCTTGTAGCCTACCCTGCAGGATTCTTAATTGATCATTGAACTCTTTAGCCACCATTTCTTCTCGGCGGCGTCGTTCTCCCTCTTTACCAACATATCGTCTTGCTTGATCGGCCAGTGCAGCAAATTGCTCTGCTGCTTCTTTCATTGGTCCTTTACTGTAAGAATATGCAGCTAGCATTTCTTTTTGTGCTTCGGCTTGCCTTACAATTTCTTCGTTAAGTCGCTGTCTCTCTGTTTCACTGACTTTGCCACCACGAGCTAAAACTCTACTTTGTCGTTCAAGTTCCTGTGCTATTCCTGGTGCAATTCTAGCTAGATTCTCGCCGCTCTTGCTTACTATAATTGGTAAGCCTGCCATGGCAGTTTTAAGTGCATCACCTGCCAGTACTTCGCCCAACTCACCAAAGCTAGCTCGCATACCAGCAGCAAATTCTTGCATTGATGCAGTCATCATCATGCCTGATCGCTTGCTGCCTGCAATAAAGTTACTGATAATAGGATCGCTGACTACTTTAACTGCTGACTGTGCTAGTTCTGTTACACTCTTACCTGTTCTATTGGCTAAGTTATCAAGTTCGGCTGCTAATCTCTGGCTGTTTTGAATTACAACATTGGCGGCCTGACGACCTTTAAATCCTTGACCTACTGCTAGCTTTAATTGTTGTGCAACAAATTCGGCTTGCTCTTGATTGTTAAGTCCTAGTAGTCCGATACTGTTGTTAGCTGTTCTTACTTCTTTGATTAGTCTGGCAAACTCTTTTGAGCCGTTTGTAGCGCCATTACTTAGCTGTACAAAGGATCCGTCTGATGATTTAAGTGCAGCGGTAAATCCTTCTATACTCAGGCCGGCAGTTTTGGCGCTGATAGCAAAGTCCATGACTCCACCGCCAATGCCCATTTTAAGACCTTGACTTAACTTATCTGCATAGCCAGTTAGTGTTGCAAACGCTAGGCCCAGTGTAGCCATTGATGTAGTTTGCGCTAGACCAAAATTATCAAATTTATTTTTTAGTTCCCAGGCCGAAGTACCAAACTTACCTAAAATTGATGCGTTATCATTTAATGCCCCGCTGTTTTTACCTACAGAGGAATTAAGATTGTCAAATGAACCAACTCCGGTAGATCCAAGCAAAAGGAATTTTTTACCTAGTTCATCAGTATAAGCACCAAAGCTTTCTAGTGCTTTGTTATTGCTTGCAATTTTATCAGCATTGCTGTCCAACGAACTATTGAGCTTTTCAAAGTTGTCATTGGATTTTTCGATATTATCTTTAAAGTCGCTAGACTTTTTGTCGACATCTTCTAGACTTTTACCAAAAGCAGTAACCTTTTTTGCTGTGGTGTCTAGCTCTTTTTGCAGCTTAGTTGAATCAACTTTTAAGTTGCGTATCATGCGCTGAGTCAGGCTGATCAAACGATCCATTTGAGCAGCCGTGGCCATGCCATCTAATGTAAATTCAACTTTGTCGCCGTTTGGCAAAGTAATCATGCCGTTTACTGGATCAGCCATTATCTACGCATATAAATAAAAGAGTAGTCTCTATGTTTATTATTTAGTTGGAGAAAAAATGGATAATCAGAACAACCCCTTAAAAAGTTATTTTAGAAAGCCTGGCATCTGGATCAAGCTGCCCAGCAACGGACAGTTTTATGCAGCAAAGCCCAGAGAACTCAATGACATGGGTGAAATACCTGTTTATCCTATGACTGCCAAAGACGAGTTACTACTAAAAAATGCAGACGCTTTGCTAAACGGTTCTGCTATTGGTCAGATTATTCGCAGTTGTGCTCCTTGCATAGACGATCCTGAATCTATGCCCAGTGTAGATTTAGATGCAGTATTGCTAGGTATTCGCCGTTGTAGCTACGGTGAAAAACTAGAGATGGAGACATATCATGACTGCAAAGAAAATGCAAAAAATGATATTGTCTTAGATTTAAATCACTTCATCGGAGCAATAACTACCTTAGAAAATATTGAGCCCATTGTAATGGATACAGGTGTAAAGATTTTTGTAAGACCTGTTACTGTTAAACAATTATTACATCTAAACTGGGTACAATACGAACAGCTTAGAAATATTCAGATAGCCGAACAGCAAAATATCGACGAAAAAACAAAAATTGATTTATTGCAAAAAAGCTATGAGTCATTAACTCAAGAAAACATTAATATTGTGGCTCGCTGTGTTGATACAGTATTACTACCTGACGGCACTGCTGTAACAGATTCAAACATGATTCATGAATGGGTTGCAGACCTTAGCCAAGCTGATTTTAAGATGATTGAAAAATCTATCATGAGTTTGGCAGAAAAAGGCGTTAAGAAAACATTTAAAGTCCAATGTAGTCACTGTGGAAATGAGTATGACAGTCAATTGGATCTAAACCCGACAACTTTTTTCGCATGAGGCTTTTGGCTCTTAAATCAGGGCCGCAAATTTTAAAGTTTCTAAAAAGTTTAGAAGACGAGTCAAAAGCCATAATCGAAGATATAGCTACACTGGCCATATACTCCGGCCAAAGTTACGATCAATTATGGAATATTACTTTTGATGAAAAGAAGATCTTCCTTAAGATCCTTAGGGATAAAGTCAGTCTAGACCGAGGCATTAAGCCGCAAGATACCATAACACAAGAACTAAGATAAAGTAAAGTTGTTCGAAGAACAACTAAGAATTATGTTTTATACGCTGACGCTACAAAACACAATTCTTTCTTATTCTATTTTATTTTTCTTTAAGGTACATTAGAAGATATATATGCCAAGGTTTTGCAGTCGTACTTTGCCCTGTTAAGGGCAAAAGTAAAAATAACATGCCAGAGGCCCATTATCGTAATCTATCGCTGCAACTATAATAGCAAAGGCGGTTACGCTGTACCTTTTTACGCAGTCCTTGTAGTAACGCAGAATCTAGCTTGCTGATAGATGAACTTGCTAGTTCTTGTGAGATGCAATGACTCAACAGAGCTCACTCTTTTTGACTGTACATACACTTGCCAGCGTCTTTCAAGTCTAACGCTTCGTCCTGGCAACACCAGGATAGTGGCAATCATGTCTCCGCTACCGCACGGAAATTCCTACCCCGCGACATCACCAGGGATTCGGGCACCTTAATCAACTTGCCGGTGCGGGCATTATCGGTAGTACTTGGACCTAAGGTTGGACCTAAATTTTATTAATTATATGGGAGCCGTGAACTCTAAGATTGATAATGTTATTGTAGTAATCTGGAGATTCTAATACACGCCTGTTAAATTGTTCTCTTGCTTCGAGATATGAGCAAACCGCCTTACTTGAGCCGTAGTAGAGTATTTCACGGATGAATTTGTCGGGACCTAAGGCAGCAACATCTTTTTTTAGTTCTTCGCTGCTGCCCCAATATTCTTGCCAATCGCTGTCTATCTTAGTTTTAATCTTTTTTCGTTTCTTGGTGCCGTTTTTGAGTTTTACAGTTTTGTAAGTAGTTTTACTGAATTTAGCTAATTTTTTGCCAATATACATGCGGCCTGTGACTGTGTTAGTGATGCAATAAACATATCCAACACAGTCCTCAGGCAATTGTTCTACAATTTGACCTTGGAACAGCCATGTCATTTAGCTGACAAGGCGGCCTTTTCTTCAGTGATTTCTTTGCGTCGAGCTTTGACTAGTTTAGCAACTTCTTGCAGTGCTTT